TATGGGTAAATAGATCCTCTTTGTAGGGCCTAATACCCCTACACTGTCGATCTATTCCCCGTTTGGAATATGATTTAATCTTGTGGGGGCCTCACCCCCCTCACAATGACACATAATCATGTTTAAGTTTCCTTATACGTTAGTAGATACCATTTGAGGCCTGATACCCTCATTTGTGATTACCTCTTTCGTTTAAGATACTATTTTGTTTCTGTCCTTAGTCAGGACCTGCAAGTTTCGACTCGTGACATTTATCAAAGTCACGTTAAAATAATTTAGATTAACCCCCGTTTATTTGTAGTAAGTAGGTTTTAGCGTCAAGGCTATTGTACCTATTGTTTTGTATAAACAAATGTCCCGTATGTTCAGATCCCTGTTGGATCTGGTCGATACGTTTTGTGTTCTATTTTAGAACTTGATTTTGGAGATCGTTTTACGATCTAAACCGAACTATCAAGCGCTTAGTAGAAGTTCTTTTGACCGACTTTTAGTATCAAATTTGAGACACGCACCCACTGAGTTTTCTTCTTCGGAGTTTCTCGTTAAAAACAACTATTTGTGGGAAGTCTAGGATGATTTCGTACTACTTCGGGAGTTCCCCCAACAGAGGGGATGTCGAATTTACTTTTGCGCTAGTGTAACTAGTAAGGCCCTAACTGACTGCGCGAGACGAGTAATTTTCACTTTACGTCAACATAGTGAATTTGAAAATCTTGGCGATCTTTCAGAGCGATTAGGTGGTAAGTCGTTTGCCTAGCAAGCATACGCAGAAAAGTGCAGGAGAAAACCTGCCCAAGACTAAAAACATGCCCGAAAGGGCAGTCCGACAACACCTCACCTAGTAAGTTTGGCAAACTGAACAGGTCCGATTGGATTACGAGGAGACAACAAAAAGCTACCGATTCTCAAAGTTTCAAAAGTGTTAAGACACACTATAATAATCTTACACGTGGAGTCATTGATTTCAATCCCTACTCGGTTTTGGAAGATCAGGTTTTCATCGCCGAAAAGGGTGGTGAGAAAGTTTTATGTACCCTATGGGATTGTGAAGAGTGTGGTATTAACGCTCTAGAGTATAGTGATTTATGTTTTTGTGGTTTAGATGATGCTTTAGATAGTACAGTAATAGATGAATTTAGTGCATACTTGTATACAATAGACACTGACTCGTCAGACGGGTCAGTTTTAGATAGTGAGTCGGAAGGAGAGTCAGACAGTATGTTTTCGGACAATGAGTCCGAAGCTTCTGATTCTAGTGGTGATTCTGATACCAGTAGTGATTCTGATTTCAGCGATTCAGATAGCGACTCAGATGGAACCTGGTGTGTTTTTGATGATGAGGATGATTGGCAACGCGGACACGCGTGGTTAGACACTTACCTTGATCCGTTTTCCTACTCAGATGATGGCAGCAGTTTGGACTTGAGTCCCAGTGAAGGAGAATGGATTAGAGATCTAACCGAGGAGGGAATTGAACCCAATCCGGGACCTACCTTCAAAAATCTCGTAACTGTTCTCAAGGCTAAGTATCTTGGATCGAGACACGTTGATGACATGCTTAGGATTGGTGAATCTTTTATCTTCTTGGTTTATAACTTGAGGAAGTGTAATACCAAAACAGAGCTGGCCATGCCTATTCTGCAATTCCTCAGTCAAGTGACGGGGAAACAATTGGTTTCACAAGAGAGAGTCACCGAAAGCTTAGTGTATATCCATAATATCTTGGAAACATACACTCAGGCAGGCGATGAGAGCTATATGGCCACATTGAGGAATGCTTTAGACGAGTACAACGCTATTCGGAACAGTGTTGCTTTTAAGAAGGTTTACAAGTTGTTCTT